GACTTCTTCCGGTGATGCTTCTCGCACACCTTTCAATCGAGTCCACGCCTCTGCTTCCTCCCTAGTAATAAAACTATACCCCTTAGAGAGTCTGCCGACTTCTTTCCAGAATATGTTCCTATCTGAGTATACCGCGATTTTCTCTTGACGGTCTATTGGAGTGTTGTTATTGACACGCCTGTTGTAGTTTCTCAACTTACGTTTTGAGAATTCTTCCTCAGTAAGAACGTCGCGCCACTGCTCATCAACCATATCCGCCCTCTTCTTTAAGTGATCTGATCTTTTCTTACCACTGAGAGAGGCTACACGGGATTCTGGCACCGTCTTGCCTGGGGTCAGCCCCTTGGGGACTACATACTGCCCGTCTGTTTGCTCTGCAATTGCCTTTGCAATTGCCAACTTCTTGTCATTCTTCTTGTAATTGACCTTGTTATGATCTGCTATCTCGCACAACTGCGTCTTGTTGTAGAAATCATATAGATGTAAATGTACTTCGTCTTCCATATAACCATTATACCAAAAGAAGGAGGGGGGCCGAAGCCCCCCTCCCGTTACTCGTTAGAGTTTACCCATTAGTAGGGGTTTGCTGCTGCGTCTGCGAATGCGACTGCATCCAACTCTTCCCATGCGATACCGAAACGAACGTATACTGTGTACTCCACAGTGTCCTTCTTCGGCTTGAACTCGCGGAACATTTCTACGTCGCGCTGGAATCCCCACACACGGTTCTGTGGGAACGTCAACTCAACATAGTCGTCAGGGAAGTAAGGAACCTCCATCACTGTGATACCAAGAGCACGAGTCTGTCGCGCTCCACCTAGCGTCTGGTCGTTACCATCCAGCCATGTGTTACGGTATGTGTCAGTGTAGATAGAGTCAGCAAGTGTACCATTGTGCTTCACAATACCTGCGAAAGTATCTGTGCTTGTGTAGAACTTAAGTCCGTTCTTTAGGGCACGATACTTACGAGGCAGAGCGTGAATAACCTTTTCAAGTACCTCCGGTGTCCACTCGTTGTTCGAAACTGTAACAACAGCCTCGTGAGCGTCACCACCAGTTGTAACCTGCTTTACGAATCCGTTCATGATTGAAAGGAACGGTGCAGTAGAACCATCACCATTAATAGCAAGGTCTTCAAGGTCATTTGCGAAAGCGTTTGTCATTAGACGAACCAAGTGGTCTTCCAATGCTGCTCCCTCAATGTTGTCCTCAAGCGACTCTGTTGCTACCTCCCAGTCAAGACGAATCTTTGTGGTTGTCAACTCGATCTTTGTGAACACGGCATTTGCATTCGTGTATGTTCCATCAGCCTGCTTAGCAGCGCGAATAACGCGCTCGCCAACGTTTACCTTGTTCAACTCCATTGTGTTTGCACGCATGGTTACACGACGACCGTCGTTTGCCAGTACGGTTGCATCCCAAATGTAGTCGATAAAGCGACGAGACTGCTCAGGTTGGAGAATACCACCAGGGGCACCAGTAGGGTTAACTGCGTTCGGCCCTGTGGTTACACCACTTAGACCGCCAGGAACGTTACCAAGAACACCTGCGGAAGGGTCGGACACGCCGCCCACTCCACCAGAAGCAAAAGCACCTGCCTCGGCTGACTTCTCAAGAATTTCTTCCGACATTATTAATTTCACCTCCTGTGATTCTCATTTTTATAATATCGTTTCTATAGGTCGGTTACAGTGAGGAACCTACCTCCCCATAGAGATTCGGTCTTTTCGACCTTCTCCTGAGCGACCTCGCCAAGATCGCCAGACTTACGGAAAGCGGTTGCATCCTCAACCTTGTCAACACGCTTACCAAACTCTTCAATGTTTTCAGTAGTCTCAGTCACCTTTGACTCAACTGTGTCAATTCGCTCTGAAACGCTCTTCTCCACGCCTTCGATGCGTGCAGTAAGTGTCTCAAGCGAAGCAACAACTGACTCAAGTGACTTGATTAGGAGTTCGTTAACGGCACTAGACTGGTCATCAGCCTTTGCCACTTCCTCCGCAGGAGCCTCTGCAACTTCATCTGCCTTCTCTACCTCTTCGGTAGCAGGCTCTTCCGTCTGCTCAACATCCTCAGCCTTCTCTACAGACTCGTCAGCAACGACTTCCTCTTCGACAGCCTCAGACTTTTCGACTACATCAGTCTCATTTTGCTCTGCCATTTCTTTCGCCTCCTTTACATTTTCTTTTCCAAGGAATTTGGAAACCATGCTACCAATAATACCAGCCTTTTCGGTGTCGTTAGACTCCACAAAGCCGATATCCTTCATTGTGCCGCTGCAAACGGGGCACTGCATGTCATTATCCTTAGAAACCTTTACCACGTTATCCTCACGGCACATGTAGATTGTCTCAAGTTCTCCCTTGATTGCTACGGCTTCTTCGATTACGCCGTCTACCTTGTGTACCAGGGTAACGTTTGCTAGTGGGTTGGCGGGTGTGTCAACAAGTGACAGTTCAACCATTTCATAGTCGTCTACTACTCGTACCATCTTGTCGATTTCTTCGTCATATACGTTACGAGTTTCTTTCAGGCGACCTCCAATTGAGAATCCAGAAAGGGTTCCGTCAAGCACCTTTTCCCAGGTGTCCTGTGCCCCGCGTGAGATGTACGCGCTTACGAATACACCCTTGTATGTCTTTCCGGTATCCTGATCGTACAGAGATTCAGGTCGGAATGATAGCATCTTGCCCACAGCCTTGTGTGGATCGTGCTGCTCACGGATGTTTCCACGGAAACTTTCAAACGCTTTTACGCTCGCATCTAGAGGAACGATATCGTTCTGCTTGTCAAGATTGTCTAGAGTAGCGAATCCATGCACAGTGCGGCGCTCTGCGTCTACCTTGGTGATCGGCAGACTCAGGCGAATACTGTCTTCGTTCATGGAATAATCTGTTTCGTACAAGTGTTTGACCCTCCTGGCAGTAATTATACCACCAATTATTTACTACCCTGTCCTTTTGGATTTCGGCCAGAAACAGTGGTTGGCGAGTCTGACGAATTGTTCTCCCGATCAGTAGCCCTCTGATCCGATCCCTGCTGGTTATTCTTGGCGTCTGCTGCCTGACGGGGTGACAGTTCAACTACCTTGTCGCCGCCAGGAATGGGTGGCTTACCAAGTTCGTCACGAACCTCGTTCGGAGTGACCGCCTGATTACGAAGATACCTTTCGTGAATCTGAGCCTGAGCCATTTCATCAGTAAGCGTCAACTCGTTCAGTTTGAGAACAAGGATGTCTGTGAATTCCTTAACGATCTTGTTTAGTTTCTTCTCAATCTGACGCTGCTTTGGCCGCGCTACTTGTTCTTTGAACGTTCTATCACTAGCCAGTGCCTCAGCGCTTCCACTATCAGCCATGCCAATTTTAGAAAGAGGTACTTGATGAGCAGTGAGAATGTCGTTACGATTTTGCTTGTGATACTTTTCAAATGATCCTTCCTGTACTCCCGTCTCTACCGCTTCCATCTTGAACTCAACCTTTGTTTGGTCGTTGTCAGGTGGAAGTGGAATGTATAGCGTTCTGTGGTTAGAGCCTTTAAGGTCTGTCTGTAGGAATCTGAACAGTTTCTCTTCCGACTCCTGATCTAGGTGCGCCCCCTTAACCGTCACCACATAGCGTGGCACAGCCTTGTTCTGGAAGTAGTCGATATTGTACTGGTTCGCATACTGGTCACCAACAATTGCCTGCCCAGAAGCAATAGCGTCCGGTACACCATAATATGTGTTCAACGGAGAGTATAGTTTGAAGTGAATAATCTCATTAGGATTGGGGTCTGTTGTTAGTGGATTCGGATTGTCTTCTTGGAAATTGCGGAAGTATACTACATCCCGCCCGACAATCTGACAGAATCCGTCACGCTTGCGGCGCACTCTAATCGTCAGCGCTGGAATGTGACCGATGTATCCAATCTGACCGTTTGCCTTGCGGCCAATCTCAAGATATCCGTTTCCGGTGGCCTCTAGATCGGTAACCACCTTCTCCATAGTGGCAATGAACGTATCTGAGTCGTTCATATCATCTAGAACTTGATCAAGACCAACCTTTAGTCGCTCGATTCTGTTTCTAGCAGCCTGACGTTGCTTGTCTGTTTCCTTTGAATCAATCTTGGATACTGCATCAGGAGATAGTTCCCAATGGTATCCAAGGCCAACGATGTTTGCAACCTTCGTGTCTACCGCCGCGTGGTTAGCAAACGACACCTCGTAGTACCTAGCCAATTCATCTAGATTGTACGGAGGTGTGATTACGTCGAACATTCCGTATGCTGTGATGTATGCAGTATCGTACTGGACAGTCGCAGTACCGTCACGCTTCTCCAAGCGAGTTGCCTTGCGCTTGAAATTGGGGTGTAGGCTGGTCAGGTCTTTCTTGATATCCGACCATCGTGATGCAAATGGGTCTGTATTAGTGGTGGCAGAAGCCTGCTTATTGCCAGCGCGAACGCCAGAAATATGATAAACGCCATCCTCATCTGTCCACCACTGACTCATTCGTCGTCACCATACTTCGCCGCTGACTTCTTAGCGTCAACTACTGCACCAACATCATTCATGGACGGGATGTAGCCCTGCTTCAATCGGTCTACCTGCTCAGAATATTCCTCTTCTGTCGCTCTCATTCCGCCAGCAAGGAAGTATGGAGAGCCTTCTGGCTGCCCGTAGTGTGCTGCTGCTTGTCTAATTATCGACATCTTCTCTAGGTCGTTCTTCAACCCAGGAACATTTAGGTAGTTTCCGTCGTCGTCTTTGAAGAACCTTCCGGTAGGTAGTTTCCACAGGTAAAGTCCGTAATCAAGGTCTGGCTTGACTTCACGAACGCGAACTTTTGGCATTTGTTTTGGCTTGTCTTGCATGACTACTATTGTACCACGTTATTTGGTAACTACGTCCATAGTGGCCCACTCAATGTCACGAATGACGAATGTTTCTTGGAAACTTGCCCCGACAGATGCCGAAAACTGCGAGTCAGGTGCCACTCCCGTCAACATTCTGGACATTCTTTCTCGCTCAATGTCAATGGAGATTGCCGTTCCAATATCATAAAGAGTTCGCCAGTCATCTGTATTCGTCGCCCAATACTGCCAATTCTGTGTGATAAGGTCGCTCCATCTCTGATAAACAGTTACGCCTCGCACTACCGCGTCCATTCGACCATGAATTGTTACATTGTCAAAGGACATTTGCTTTCCAGTCGCTAGAAGGCTGAGTGCCTGACCATCGGTGTCGTATGGGTCTACTAGCGAGCATTGTAGCATGTACCATTCCATTGCATTGAATACTGGATTAGTAACAATCTGCCCACCCAAATACCACTGTAGGTTTGTATACGGACTACCATACTGATCCCTCGCCTCAATTGTATATTGGTCACTTCCAACTGGCACCATGTACACGCTGAAAACGTGTTCGCTACCAGACACAATGCGTGTTATCAACTGCTCTGCGGGTACTTCGCCCTCAAGGTGTATGAACATTGAGTATCCAGCGAACTGCCTCGCATTCTGTCCGTTAGGTGTAGCCTCACCAGACCTCTTCCATTGCATTGCAAAGCCAGAGTTGTACCCCGAAAAGTCATTGCTTCTTGGCTTGAATCCGCTGCGATGTGATTTGTATAGATAGTTGTACCCGCGCTTAGTGACTTCGAATATGTTTGGATATTCATAAACAAAGTACGATCCGTTGCTTACGTATGGTGCCACCTCGTTACCCTCTTTGGATGTAAGGCTATTCCACCTATCTGCATCCGATGCCCAGGAAGCCAGTTCATAACTCTTAAGTTTGGTTGGGTTTGACCTTACACCGCTTGACCGGATAACATGATAAGAAACGAGAGCGTACTTCGCAAGGTCATATGTATATGGAACAACAATCGAATACCCATCCTGTACAAGACTTCGCGTTCCGTCGTCGTCCAAGTACGTAACAGGACTATCGTACACCACGTTTGCCACCTTGCCAGTGTAGTCAGTAACCGGACTTGACAACTTCTGCATAGACACCCAGGTTTGAACGTCCATGTCTGACGGGTCGTAGTAGGAGTATGTCGTTGCAGAAAGCGCAGCATAATCCACCTCAGTCATTGAGGAATATGCACGCCCCCAATAATTCGTCTCAAGTTGCAGATATGTAATAGGCTTCTCACCAAGATAATCCATAGACGCTCTAGTTTTTCCAACTGTAGCCTGGATGAAGTCAATCCTGTTCATTGGACTTCCGAATCTATCACGAACCTCTTTCATGAAGAATGATAGCGGAACAGTCTCTTGCCAGTACCCGCTGCACGCAACGTCTAATGTAAAGTTTCCAAACTCAGTAACGGCAACTAGCGTGTATGTGGATATTTGAGACTCTTCCGGCGTGCGGGTATTCTGATCAGCCAAACCGTCTGTGTATGTGTAGTCAAGGTGATTCTTGTGCCATCCATTATGGAATGATACGTCATAAACAACCCCTGTAAACCCTGTACCGCCGACGAATACCTCAACCTCTGCTGGCTGGGCGAACAATGGTGCTGCCTCTGGCATATTTGATATAAAGTCATCAACTGCAACGCCGATTGTAAACTCAACACCGTCTGCCAATGCAAATGACTTCAAGACTGTAGTCTGTGTGTAATCGCTGTATTCATAGAACACAGTTCCGCTATCCAGATATATGTCAAGTTTAGTACTAGTTCCGCGCTTCTTAATTGACATCAGCGGAGCGTCAACATTTGATTCTGCGAACATCATATTTGCCGTTATAGCAGCAACCTTGTCTCTGTTCAGAAAGTTGAGCGACCCCCACTGCAACGATGGTGCCGTATCATATCCAGTTGGTATCATTCGCCAAGGCTGACGATCATATGAGAATTGACCATACACATTGTCAAACTGCCCGAACGTCATGCCAGCACCCACTTCAATTCCCCAGGTGATAGATGTAGCGTTAGATGGGACTGTGTATTCCGCTTCCGCTACAAACTTGCCGTTCCCATCATCTGTAAAGTCTTTAGTGTAAGTTGTATTAGGCCCAACAAACGTTACCTTGAGGTGTGGTGTCGTTCCGGCAAACTTTGCTTCTCCGTACACCCTGAACTTAGCCCCCGGCTTGATTCCAGAAAGCGATATTGTGCTAGTCCTGCTGCTCGCTAGTGTTTGTGTCGTATACACACTACCATTAGAGGCTGTATTGGTAAACGCAGTTCCAGACGTATTGTTGCTTGAATGATCGAGCACGGTGGTGTCGCCATACGTTGTTGCAGTTGTAGGATACGCGATCATATCTTTGTTTTTACCGTACCATGACAGCGTTGACGATGTGTTGAATAGCGTTGGCAACTCGTACTGTGGCAACTCTATCTTGTTAGAAGCAACTACGTTATTAGAGACACCACGGTTCCACTTCATATTGTCTGGATATGATAAGTTGTACGCAAAGTTAGATGTTGAAAAGTCTGCACTGAATGATTTACCATCAAAGTTGTCTGCGATTAGACCATACTGCACAGTTCCCTGGCCGCGAACGAATCTGATTTTGGCTACTACTGGTGGCACTGGATACGCATACGTAGCAATTGAAGATACATGTACCGGATTGATAGACCTATCCGTATAAAAGCCTATCTTAGTTGTAGGTGAGAAGTACGATGTGTTCGGAGGGTCTGATATCTCTATGATGGTTTCGCCATTCAGCATGAGGTACGTATTAGATGGGCCAACAACCCAATGAATTAGCATCGGATAGTCAATTGTTCCAATGTCATACCCCACCTCAGTTCCAGACATAGAGAGGATCAATGTAGTTCTATGCAGGTATATTCCATCACGAGAACCCTCAGCCCCGACTAGTCTAATTGGTTTCTTCGAAGCCTTGCTCACCTTCATCCAAAACTCTAGGGTCATAGACTTTGTAATGTTGCTTTCACTCAAGAATCCAGATCGTGATAATGAGATTGATGGTCGCTCTGGAATCCAAGGATTGAGAAGAGTTGAGTTGGCAATACCATAGTGCAATGGCAGCCCCTCTGTTACAGCGGTAAGTTGACCTCCGTATTCATAGATGCTCATTGTCGCGTCCCCGCCGTTTAGTGACGATACCGAGTAAGCACCAGTCTGTCCCATGCAGAACGATGCGAAGTTCTCTGCGTGCTGGCCGATAGTTACACCGTTAATCAAATAGTCGTAATCTCCATAGTCGCCAGCAACACCAGGGGAGGTGAAGTTGATATCAAATTCAATCTGCTGGTCATAGTTTCCCATTACCATAGCAACTGGTGTGCTATCTGTCATATCGAACGAGTGTGAAAAGAACATCCACTGCGCCTCTGCAATGCTTGGCACCGGAATAATTGCCGACTTAGTTCTCCACGATCCGTTGTTCCACTTATACTTGATGGTAATAGATTCCGTCTTATTTGATGGGATGTAGAACCAAGCACCCACGTTGATCCGCTTCTTTTCGTAAAGGTCTTTAACTTTCTTAGTTAGTACTGGTGACGTAAGCGTTAATGTTCCAGAGGCAGCAACGCCAGTCAGAAGAACCTTGGTTGTCTTAGACGCTGTTGGTGGATCAACATACTGTGTGAATGACGAAGATATTGTGCGCGCCTGACCGCTTGGAGTCCACGTTGATATGTCTCTTTGCGACTCAGATATAAGCGAAAGATACCCGCACTCAGCCCCCTGAAAGTAAGAAAGTGGCTGATCTGCGAGTATCTTTTGCTGGTAGTACACTAGTCTATTGTATCAGATTGTGCATGTATCGCCGTCGCAATACTTGCTTCCTACCGCCTCTAGATTGTCTACCCCATCATATACCGCGTCAAAGTCGATCTTGAGCAGCATACCAATATACTCGTGGTACTCCTTCTCAGTGATTTCAGTGTACGGCATCTGGGGATATGTCTCATTACTCATCGGGAGGAATGATATAGTCTTTAGATTACCCTCGTACATCTTAAGAACGCGAGCAATATCGTCCCTCTCTGTCTCTGGATCAAACGTCACGGTAACGGAAACAGAGTTATCAGACCAGTAGTTCTGGGCCTCAGCAGCGAGGTGAATCTTCTCATAGATAGACACATCCTTCTCGCTTCTGTCCATATCTGTTTTTACCGGGAAGTAGACTACAGAAGTGTTGTCTGAATACTGGTCAGGCTCAACCTTGTACCACGCCATCTTGAACAGCGTCAGCATTGGATCGCTGTTTGCAAAGCGGATAGCGCGCAGATAATACTTGCCACCAGCAGGCCAGTGAACGCCAGGAGTAGCACCTGAGAGAAGAGAAACCGATCCGGACGGCTTAACCGTAGTCGTTCTGATAGACTCACGAATACCAAGCCATTCTGAATACTTCTTGTCATACTTCTGAATCTCATCATATCCACTGTCTGCCCAGGTACGGAACTCTGGTAGACCATGCTTGTCAACGAACCCGGCGATTCCAGTTATTGATGTTCCGATACGGCGGTTGCGCTGGATTACCGCGTTTGTCTCAGGCCAGTGTGTCGGAAGCAGCGTGATCGACTTAGCGTACAGGTAGGCAAACTTAATAGTACGCAGATAGTCTTCAATTGAGTCGTGGCGATTCAGGTGAATCTCAACGAGATTGCACAACTCACGCGACTCTAGAGAAATCTCAGCACATGGGTTTGTTCCCAATACACGCCAGTCCTTGTTGTCGGGAGCGTCTTTCAACCTACCATACTGCTGCATTGTATTCAGGAATAGGAACCCTGGTTCACCATTGTCTGTAATTCTACGGGCTGCATCTGCATAATCATACCCCGGCTCATCAATAACAACCGTGTTATTTGAGAGCCAACCCCATTCCGCTCGCTCTGGATACTTCTCATAGTTCTTCAACTCCAAGAACACTAAATCATCTTGATCACCAAGAGCAATGGTGGCTGAGCGCCTTACATTACCGGCCACCACACAAGTACCAATTAAGTTTACTACGTCTACAATTGTACGGGCATCAAACACTTCTCCCAGGCGCTCTTCTAAAATCTTGGTAATTTGATTATGCATTTTGATAAGAGGCTGAGGGCCAGATGCAGTTCCACCGAATCCCTTGATTGGCTCGCCATATGGACGAATCAATGAATAGTCAAATGAGATTTTCTTGTTTGTTCTCAGGAATGAATTAAGCATTAATCTTACAGACTCAGCCCAACCTTCACGGGTATCTGGAATGACATAGACTTCATCAGAATCTTCACGGTGACCAATACGAATATGCTTTGCCTCGCCTCGTGTATCAAATCCAACACCAACACCAAGCATGAGAGCATCCATCACCCATGCGAATACCGCGCCTGGATCGCGGTGATCCATGTCTCCTGTAGAGATGAATGAGCAGTTATATAGGCCAGCAACGATGTTGCGCTCATGAATAAGTGGCGTTCCAGTCACCCACAGACCTCTCCCAGGTGGAGTCCACTTGAGATTGAACATTCTGTCAAATGCTTCTTTAGCAGAGGTTC